TGTGCAAATTGTCCCAATAACTGGTTAGCTTGATTTATTTCGTTTCTGCGCTGTACTTCATTCTGCACGGCTAATTGGGCCACCCTCTCTTCAATGTCTCTCTCAGCGGCCTGTGAGGCTAGTGCACCCCTGTTCACTGGTATAGTCGATCTACCAAGTCCCCTTGAACTTGCTTGTGCTGATATTCCAGGTAATGTTTCTTCTCTGAGTCCCGCCCTTCGTTGTTTTGCAAATGGAGCAGTTGCACCAGAAATAACCTCTGGTCTAAAACCTACTCTACGCCCTTCAATTCTATTTAACAGTTCTTCACTAAATCTCGCACCCTCTGGGATTTCTTTTAAACTTTCAAAGGGTCTTATGCCTGTAAACTTTTCAGCCTCTTCCTTTTCTTTAAAAAGTCCAAAAAGCCCACCTGGATCTATAAGGTTAGCAGCAAGACGTTTTCCTCCCTTTACTTTAGGATTAAACAAGTTTCTTGTTAAACTGCTTCCACCACTCCCACCGCTCCCTGAACTTCCAGAGCTACTTAATAAACCACCCAGTATTGCGCCAAATCCCATTCGCATATCTCCTTTATGTTACGTTTGTTCCAGTTAATTTCTTAGCTTCCCCGTTTGCACCCCGTATGTAGATATCATCACCAAACAGACCCCATGTGTTAGCCTTCATAGTGGCCTTTGTCGGTGCTGTCTTAAATATTATGGGGTTTCCCATGCCATTTTGAATAATATGATCTAACGACTGTTGCGTATCTTTATCTTTTACTCTTTTCCTGAGTTTTTCCATTATTCAAGCTCCGTCACTTTGATGAATGATTTATCAGATATATTAAACAATCTTGCTCCTGTCTGACCATTAACTGTTGTTGTTCCTCCCGCTGATGAACCGGCTCTTATTCTGAATATAACCTCAGCATTGCTTGTTGCTATAAAATCCCACATCAATGGAACCCTTACAGAAACATTTGTACTTTCTTTCTGAGTTGCGAATCCAACTGCCACAGATTCAGTCTCAGAATTATTAAACCCAGCTACTATTAATTGCGCTCCTGCTATACTATGAGAAAGCTGAAGTTGAGCTTCAACTCTTATCTTTTTCCCAGCCTGTGTAGGTACAATTGCGAGTACCATGAATTGTTCGCCCTCTGTATGTTGAACCACAGAATCATCAAGTGGGATAGTAGTTGTAGTTGTAGCAACATCTTTGTATGATCTCATTACAGAGTTGACCATACCATTCTCAGAAATATTACTGTATGTATAATTATCAATGTTTCCTGAACCTGAGTTGTTCATATGAAACCAACCCATAATACGCCATAATACACCGTTTATACTGGAATATCTAAGCTTACCAGCGGTATTGCTTGAAGTATCGGAAACTGTTGGTGCTGTCGTTGTAAGTTTAAGTGAACCTGTACTATTAAGCGCAACATATCCATCTGTACTTGTTGCCCTTCCACTTACACCAGTAGCCCAATCTGAAGCTGAACTAAGATTTAATGTTGTATCTGATATTTTAGAGATACGAGTTGTTCCATGATAAGCTATCCCAGAATCAACCGTTACAACATCAGGAGTTTGAACTGTAAGGCCTAAACCATTACGTTGAAAATCTTCCTGATTACTACCCAATGTAATCGAAGTTGTTCTATCATCACGAACATTATTGATGTTATCAACATCTGTACTTACTCTCGCCATTCTTAAAGAATTAGAAGTAATCGCCGGCTCTGCTGTATCATGTCCTTGTTCTATAAAAGTGTAAGTACCGTCGACAGATAAATCAACAAACGTCCAGCGATTACTTGTATATGTATGTGCTGTAGCATCTTTTTGCACAAGTTTTTGTTGTAAGGTAGTTGTATTCTTAATAAAAGCACTTCCAGATGAAATATTAGATGTTAATGTAGGGTCTGTTGCTGGCAATAAACCAGTATACACCCAATCATTAAATGCACGTCCCCACCTTAACTCAGGGTTGGCATTATCATCTAAGGCATCAGCCGTTATTGAATCGTTTTGAAGGTTATCACCTGGCATACTATTAATTGCACCTACCGTCTTAGCTCTAAAATCTTCCAGATGTGCCAGTGTAACATCGTTAGTAACGATAAACTGATCGACACTGATTGGCGAAGCATGCACTAACGTTGCCCCAAACAAAACGAATAATCCAACTAACAAAAACTTGATTTTTCTCATATTTTTACTCCTATTTACCGACCCCTTGGCCTCTTTTTTTACCTTTACGAGCAACGTCAAATCCTATGCTCACTAACGAAAGTCTTGTATTTAAAGTGCTATCTTCAATCTGAAATGCAATAGTTTCACCTCTTGAAAAGTTTATCTTTGGTCTGAATCTGGTTGAAAACTGAGATTGATTAACTATGTTGATGAACCCTAAACGTATTGTTTCACCTTTTAAGTTTGCACCTAATATTGTTCCTTCTGGCTGTGTTGATGCCCCTGTCTGCCTACCATCAATCAAATAGCCTATACTTAAGTCTAGACCCATATCTGGTTCAAACTGAGGGTATATAGCCGTAACTCTTCCATTTATTCCTATGGCAATAATTGGGATATCTCTTGAACGTAGCTTTTTAACTATCGCTACACCATCAAAAGAATCCGTCCTATTAGCCCACATAAATGCCCCTATATCTGATCTTCCTATCTGCGTATAAAACTCCTCAATAGTCGCATCTGTACTCATATAACAGCTCACATTTCGTCCTCTTACCATGTCTATCTTATCTTCTAAGGCATCATAGAAAAACTCAAGATTAGGTTCAGCGTTCCCCTTTGTTACAATACTAAGCATGTAGTATTTATTGAGGCTATCATAATGCGCTACAGCTTTGTCAAGAAAATCTCTTTTTGTACTAACGTCAATACTCGCTTTTTCTTCATAAGAAACAAGTCTTGAACTGTTGCCATCCCATGAATATATTTCATAATCATCGGCTAAAAACATCAATGCCTTTTCAACTTTTCTTAATGTACGTCCAGCAATGATCCGTCTTTCATCAACCAAAGCAATCTCAAACGTCTCAGCTACAGCACTAATAAGATCGCCTATAACAACAAAAATGCCTTCAGTGTTGAATATATACACATTATCTTCAATCTTACCTACTGCCCGATTCTTTCCCTTGCCTGAACCAACAATGATTTGTATACTATCTGTTGCATCATCAAAAACATCAAACTCAAGATTCTTTGATATAAACAAGAAATCTTCACTTATTACAAATGACCTGTCCCTATGCTCAATAATATCTATTGGGTTGACTGGCGCACCAGTAGAATCAGTAAACTTTATCTTTAAGAAAGAAAAATCCAAGTTCCCATCATATTTGTATAGATTCTCTCCATCTACAAGATATAATAACGTTTGTGAGCTTTTCTTAAACATCCAGCTCTCGGGATATGAGTTCTTCTTAAAAGTAACCTGTCTTTCTGTGGCTACCCTGGTCTGATCGTTTACACTCCACATCTTTCCATCCTGAGTATAAATCAGAGTCACTGGGGCCGTCACCCCAATCTCCAAAGAACTATAGCGAGCAGTCCATCTAGGAATATCGGTTAAAGTCGTGTCAATGGCTTTTTGCGTACCTTTCATGCTATGATTTCTGCCGTCACGACTCAGAAAGTTTTCACGAACCACAGGAGAGTTAGGATCACCTCCCGATCTCGGAAACCTTCTATTGATTTTTTTAGTAAATGTAAAAGCTTTATCTGCCATAATTATTCAATTATCCTTTTTTAGTCTGGATTATCATAAACCCTAATCCACTTAGTTGTACCATTAATTTTAACCCTAATAGCTCCATATTTTGAGCTATCTTCTTTTGTGTCCAGTGAAATGCTTTTAGATCCATCGGTTGTATAATCTCCTATGAAATCAATAAATGGAGCGTCTAAGTCTAGTTGCTCTAATTCTGCAACAACCTTATCCCCACTAGTATCTGGTTGAACTATCTTTGTTTGAAACTTGTTTTCAATGGTTTTAGTGACACCGTTAATTTCTATCATGTTTGTATCAGTGTTGTTAACCTTAACCCTGAATTGAAGTTTTCCGCAGACAGAACCATTAGTGACATCAGATACATAGCCAGCAATATAAGCGACAGAAGTCATTACCTTAGTTGAATCATTTGATCTAAAATCTATAACCCCAACAAAATCATTATCGGCAGGGGTATTGCTCTTTTTTATAAACCTAAGATAACCTGAAGTAGCATCAGCATTAGTATTTTCTATCAAGGCAACTGGACCCCATGCACTTGAATCTGACACATGAAATCGTTCGGTAGGAATACAATTTATTCCGACATAACCGTTATACTCTAATACTAACTGGAAGGCGTTTAAACCTGTAAGTGCATTTGCTGTTTCCAAAACCATCCGTGTATCTGAATAGTTCCAGCCAGCAGCATTAACTTGCTGAACATATATGACAGCATCCCTAAGCATGTGTTGATCTTGCTGATTGGTAGCTGAAAAGAATATAGCTCCCAAATAAGAGCCCATAACAGTTTCTTCTAGCGTACCTACCGTGTTACTATGAGACTTTCTTAACCAAAGAACAGTGTGGTTATCATAATTTGTTGAGAACGTGTCAAAAATAGAGTATAAACCATCTTTCCCCTCTGCCACATGGAGTCTACTCTCCGCATCTATTCCGATACCAAACTTTCCATTATCGTAATTCACCTCATGAGCTTCACCCACATAAGTTAAAAATAAACAAAATGCAAATATTAAACTCTTTTTCATAATATATTCCCCTAGCTTATAAATTATACTTACCTCTTGTACGCACATACATTTCCCACACTTGATCTGCTGTTAATTGATCTCGGGTTATACCCACTGACCCCAGATCACCAGTATAGACAAATTCCAGTCCACCGCCATTAGCAATGTTTGCGCCCATTGTAACATCAGCGCCTAAATCTTCCATTCCTACATAACTTGCATCATTATTAGCTGTACTTGCTACGGAAACACCATTAACATACATTGTAATACCAGAAGCTGCCGTTGCGCCACCGCCTCCATCATATACAACTGTTAAAAAATACCAAGTAGCATTTGTTAACGCATCATCTGCAGCTGTAAAAGGAAACTTGTCTACGGATTCATCAAAAAGCAATAATGTAGGCTTCCCAGAACTCAAATAAAATCTATATTCTCTAGCCGGAGTATTATCGTTATATTTACCTAAAATTAAATCATTGCCAGTCGTGTCTATTTCTACCCAAGCATATATAGTAAACCCATTTGCACCGCCAGCATCATCAAAAGTAAAATCTGCACTATCAGATACAGACAAATAATCGTCCGTACCATCTAAATCCAAAATCCAAACAAGGCCTTTTTGCAATTGATCTCCTGTTGTCATAGTCCCATTGTAAGTTGCATCATGATTGTGTGGAGACAAATCTTGCTCAGTTGTTGCCGGTGTTATCCACTCCCAAAGCCCAACAGTATTTATAGTTATATCAAGATAATCCCCTGCCAGCATATAAGACATTTGATCGTTAAGAGGATCACCCCAAAAACTACCATTTGGAGTAGAAACTCCCATGTCCCCTGTATCAGATTCTAGCACTACATCCCCATTAGCATCTGAACTTATCACAATGGAAAACTGAGGATCACTTGTCTGAGCACCCATTATCATCAAGAAAGTACCAGCGTCAACAGTTGCGCTTCCCATCTGAAGATTACCCGTAATAGCACCAATAGTCCCAGTTATACTTGCCTGTAAAGCGTTATTTGTTGAATCAAACACTTTATTCAATATAGACTCGGTACTAATATTGCTAGTGTCTATTATGCCGAAACTTGTTGTGGCTGCCATCATCATTGTGGCGACTAGAAACCCAATTAACCGTTTTGCTCTTTTTTTCATTCGCTTAAACTCCTATTATTGTTATTTTGTTAGTTGAAAATACTTTATTCCATATAGAATTAGCTTTGATGTCGCTGACATCTGCTATAACGCTTGTTGCTACAATTAACATCAAACTTATGATTACCCCACCAATAAATCCTACAATGTAATGCTTCATTTCTCACCTCTTTTTAGTTTAACCGATTCATGTTTAAGTCTTTTTTCTTCTCTTTGGATCCAGGCCTCTCTCTTTGATAGCTCTATATCAGCATTAACTTGTATATCTTCACGCCTATTTTGTTGCCTATCTTTCTTTCTAAGATCGTTATCTTTTGCATTAGCCTTATTCTCTCTATCTTTTAATGCGTTACTATCTTGTTCTAAGGCTTTCAGTTTCAAGTTATAATTCTTTTCTTTCTGTTTGGCCTGTTTAAGATGCCTGTCTGACTCGTTTTTAATCTCTGCGGCTCGTTTAAGCTCATTATCGAATTTCTGGTGTTTTTTATCTAAATCAGCTTTTAGTCTGGTATATTCTCTGATTTCTTTCTCCATGTTTAGCCTGTCTTGACCTAACTTTGCCTGTAACTCACGATATTTACCTATCTCAACGCTTGTTTTTTCATTGTTCAACCTCTTGTTAGCAATAAACTGTTTCTGTTCATCGGCTGACTTTTCAACTTGCGCTGTCAAATCTTTATGAGATTTTGTTATCGCATCTTCGATCTTTTGCGTATCTTTAAGAAACGCTTTCATAAACGGTTCTAATTTACTTCTGTACTTTTCCATCATTTTTTCCTTTTATAGGCTTCTGTAGTGCGTTTTTAAGCTCTAAAATTATGTGTGCTTCTGATCCCTTAATTCCTGTGCTGTCTATTATTGCTATTAGATTTTTTATCTGTTCATCACTTAATTCATATTTTGCCATTTCTATTCTCCTGTTTTTCTAGCTTGCAGCTAATACATCAGCCGATTTTGATAAATCAATAATTTCTTCGCCGACCTTAACCTTTAAGGTCTTTAACTTTTTGTATATATAGTCTCCTGATTGCCACATGAAATCACTGAAAGCCAATGTTTGAATATATAGCTTTTCTTCTGTCTTTTCGTCTTCATGCCAAACCTCTGCATCTCCACAGCGTACAGAAATATTGTTTATTTTTTGAGCATTAGCATCTCTATATTCCTCTGATTGCCATACTGCAAGCTCTAACCTGCCAGATTTGGTTTTGTTATCTAAGGTTAAATCTGCGATAACATAAGCATCCGTGCAAGTGCCACCTGTCTTTGATGGAAAATCAATTTTTAATCCCATGTCTGCTCCTATAGTTATGTTAATGTTAATGCTTGTGTTTTTGTTGCCCATATTTTAATGGTAACATCTTCAATATAAACTGGGCTATTTGAATAATGTATATCTGCCCAAAGACCGTCTGTTGTCCCGTCTAAAGATCGTGCGATATCCCCTCTTCTTAATCTCCAATATTTATTTGCTATAGCAGTTTCACCATCTGTTCCCACGTTTAAACTAGAACATCTAATAACATCACATTTATCTCCAGTAACTTCTAAACAATATAAATAAGCATCAAATTCTGCATTAACATTAGTCGTAAACATATTCACATCAAAAGTAGTTAAAACTAAATCTGGGCTATCATTAAATTGTTCAAAAGATACGTGGTAAACATCCACATCAGTTAAAGTTAAATTAGTTGTAGATAACGTTACGGTTCCTGTAAACCATTTTGAAGTAATATATGCACCAGTAAAGGAATGTCTAGCATTTCCATTACCATCTGTATCTGATCCATCTGTACTTACTGCATCTACTGTAATTGTATCCGTATCTGAACCCACCGTCGCACCAGTATCACGATCCACACTTGTTCCTGTTACCGTAATATCTCCTGCCAAATCACTGCCTGCATTGACTACAATCATAATCTTACCAATACCTTTAGTAATAACAATATCAGTAGGAACACTATCTAAAGGTTGTGCCGTAGCTAAACTTAACAATCCACCATGCAAATTAGTTTCACTTCCTCTGGCGGGGACAGCATCATATGATGACAATACAATGGGGATTGCTGTTGTAGGAGTTACAAAAGACAAATTGCCTGATCCATCTGTTTTTATAATATCGTCTGCTGATCCATCTGCTGCTGGTAACACCCATATCTGATCCCCTGTTAATGCAGGTGCTTCGAAACCTACATAGTTAACTCCTTCATAAAACCTAAGTTCGTTGTTTGAACCACCCACAGATATATTTCCATTTACTTCAAACTTAACCCCAGTATTTCCAGTAGCTTGACCTATAAACACTTGATCATTACCAGCATCTAGAAAGAAAAGATTAGCATCCCCACTTCCTTCAATCCTATAATCAGCATCAAGTCCACTTTCATTAAATACAACATTACCACCAGCAAACCTTACATCACCTGTTCCGGCATCTATCACCCAATTGTTTGTCCCTTGCGTTATATCTCCAATAGATAACCCGATTGCATTTGTTATGGATCCGCCACCGCCAATATCAGAAGTTACAAGTCTACATCCTATCAAGTTAGTTACTGCTGTTGCACCACTGGCTTTATTTGCAATGAAAAATCCACCATAAATATTTGTTTTAGTTACTCCTGACCCTGTAGCTATTCCATTAACGCCATAAACATCACCATTTCCACTTTGTGTTATTTGAAAATCTAAAGCAAACACTGAAGATGCACTATTGGCTGACCCTGTTACATTTAATTTCTTTAACGGATCAACTGAAGCAAAATTACCAACAGCTAAAGTTCCTGAAATATCACAATTCCCAACTACGGTTAATTCATCGGATGGTGTTGCTGTCCCAATCCCCACGAACCCATCGCTACCTTGTACAAATAAAGCATTAGTTTGAGCTAACGCTGCAAACCTTGTATCTACGTCTATTTCAGTATTATTAACAAGAAGACCTTTATTTAAAGTCAACAATTCCGTTATAGGATCATTCGAAGCGTCGAGCTTCAAATACCTATTATCGCCTTGACTTCTGCTTAAAGAATTTATTAATTCTAGTCCCACTTATACCCCACTCACTCTATATGCTGAATCTGCAACCCAAGTAATTCTTATTGAATCAACGCTCAGGTTATTAAAATTAAGTATTTCACCATCTTTTAACGTCACTTCATCTCCAAATACAACGCCATCATTTGAAAATGCTACTGTGAAATTACCAGCACCGTCATTAATAATATATCCACAATTAGCATTACGACCTAAAGCTGCATTAAAATCTAACGTTACGGGACTGTCACCCGTCACAAAAGAGGTATCTTCAAAAAACTCTGGCGTATCACTGACATCACCAATATTGACCCTCAACAAATTGTTGTCATTATCCCAAACGTCATTTAAGACCTTTTCAATACTAAACCTATTGTCATACCCCAAGCTATACCTCCAGTTGAACTTCCATCAAAGCAAACATCGGCACTAAGATAACTGCAAATCGTGCCAAATACATTGGAAAATGTGCAAAACTAACCAAAAAGAACACCAATATAAAGCCCGTTAGGGCTAAAGTGTTTGGTTCTTTCACGCACTTTCTAAACCGCATAACGATACTTCTAAAGTATCCTAATAACAACAAAAACGGTAATAGTCCAAACTCAAAAGCCATCTGAACGTAGATATTATGTGCATTATCCCACCATTTAAGGAAATTATTCTCTGGTGTATAATAACGAATATACAAATGTTTCTTATTTTTAGTGATATTCCTAAAAGAATCTAGTCCCCACCCAGTTATTGGATGAATCTTAGCATCCATCAAGATATTCCGCCATGCTTTCGCTCTATAAAAGACTGTTTGAGACTTCATGTCTAGCTTCAAATAAGCCATCCCTGCGATGATTAATACCGCTACTATACCAATCCATAGCTTACGAGATATTCTGTGCCAGAGGATGAATAAGAGCCCAATTATCGCAGATATGAAACAGGTTGATGCCTTAGAAAGATAAATTGGGACAAAAAGCAATCCAGCAATCAAGTATGAATGCTTCGTTACACGCGAAGCAAAGACGGGTACAGCTAATGCCATAATCACGCCCATGAATGCTTTATGTCCCAAAAATCCTGGTGTTTGCCAATTGATGAGACCAAACCCACCGCTTTCGTTCCAAGGTTTAGCCTCGTATATGAAATCTAGGTTACATATCTGTAAAACCATATATATACAATTTATTGCAATTATCCACATAAAGGCTGTTATAAACGTATCAACATTTTTACGCTTAAAAGATAATTTGGTTAGATAGTACAGTACACACCCATAAAATATGTTAGAAAGGTATACTTTTCCTATGTTAAAGCCGTAATACGTGTATGAAAACACGCAAAATATCAGAAATAGAGTTAACCAGACGTTTCTTAAAAGAAACCCAAAGATGACAATCACACCCAGCATATAAGCAAAGTTATGCGCTTCTCGTGTCCAAGTCATCCCTGTTATGGTTAATAACTGAAGAAAACTTAAAACAACTATAAGCGTTCTTATGACTTGTCTTACGTCAAGCTGTTTAAACAATTCTCTGAAATCAATAGTTTTCATATTATCCTGTACTATCTGGCACCTGTGGATTCGGTCTTAAGAACCTACGAGAACCACGTCTTGATGCACTTTGTTGTACCATTCCTAAGTTTTTAGTTGCATTGATAATTAAACTGCCCTTAAGTCGCTGTTCGTTTCTTTGTGCTAAAACTATCTTATCTGTACTAGCAATCTCCAAGGTATCTAAAAGCTCCGCCTTACACATAGCAATAATCAATGGATCATATTTATTGTCAAATGGTAAAGTGTCAAGTAGAACTACCTCTGTCAAGCTCTTAATATAATCTATATAAACACGGATAGCAGAAGATGGTGTTTCACCAAAGTAAATACGATCATTGAATCTTGCTACATCGTTTGGTGAAGTCTGCGAAGCCGCGGTGGGATCAGGGTTTCTTTCTCTGAACAAAGACCAAGGTAATATGTTGTAAAAAGCAACATCGTTTACTCTGTCAGAGAGTTTGATTATCTCGTTTAAATCTGTTATCGCTGATGCTGTTCTATCCAATGCGACAGAGAAAAGTTCTGCTACAACGGTCTGTCCTGTGGTCGTTCCATCCGCTATTGTAACGGTTGACGTAGAGCCAGTAACGAGCGAAACGATCATCAGTCTAGTATTATCGTCCACAAACGCAACGGTTGAGCCTACGGCCGTATTTATCGAAGCAACTACATCTGATATTGAAGCATCCCCGGAAATATCTATATCATCCGTATCTGTACCATCGATAGATACTTTTATCTTGTCGTTCGCCGTTCCTGTAAACGTAGACTTATCACCAACTATCAGCGCCTTAGTAATATCTCTAAACTCTTGGCCTGCTCTTAGCTGAAAACTCCCAATTGCAGTAATTTCTTGCATAATATTATAATCAAAGAACATTTGATTTATTTCTTTGAGTTTATCATTTAATATATCAACGAATAGATTGTCTAAATCATCATCGGTAATATCATAGTCAATTCTACGAGTCGATTTTGTTCGTATACTACTTACCGTAGTCTTAGCCATTGGTTTCTCTCCTTATTTCCTCTGTCACCGCATCAATTACATCAAAATCTTTATCTGTCACGGGTTTGTATGTTACTAAAATATAATAAGTCCCTTTGTTTTCTAAAAAACCCCATGATTCTTTAGTGCGATTGTTGCTATCAATATCAAGTTTTATCCCTCTTCTTGCAAATCCTTGCTGTAAATCTTTGGGATAACACGAAAATGGTAATTGCAATTGATCACAATAACATTTAGGCGCTAAAATGATAATAAGCAACAAAACTATCGCAATTATACGCTTTTTGATGACCATAATCCCCTCGTATACAGTTTTTTAGATTTTCTATACTGATTTACTCTAAAGTTCTTAAATACTTCAGGATGTTCCAACGTTGCCTTACTTACAAGTTTCCTGATTTGTTTTGCTCGTCTTCCACACATAATATCCTCCTGATTTAAATGCGCTGGCTTAGTTATTGGACAACTCACCAGCGCACACCCCGTGTCCTAGAGTCTTATTTCTTGTTCATGTTACTCAGTTCTAAGGAATACTCGTCCTCTTTGTCCTCCAACTGTTGTTTCTAACCAGAAACCAGCGTTTCCATGTCTACCTGGTCCTACTGGATTGTATTCTGCACCAGTTCCTTTAACATCACCTGTTCCTAGTGCTGCTCCTGCTGTCGCTGCGGTTGATGCATTCAAACGAATCTGTGCAGGGCCGTATGTCTGTAGCCATGTCCAGTTACGTTTTGCATAATCCTGCTGAGCAGTATTTCCAACCTGTCCGGCATCACGAGTCAAAGCGGCTCGTGTAACTATACCAGCAACCGTACTATCCGAAGATGTTGTGGTTGTAGTAACAGTAACACCGTCATTAGTTGTCGCACCAGTAAACCAAACAACTACACTATCTTTAGTCAATGTATCTCCGAGAAAGTTCTGTCCTACATATCGAACCTTTCGGAATTTCTTGACTGCAAAGTAGTCTGGCGCACCAATACTTTTTATTTCACCAGTACCAGCACCAAGTCTGATACCTACACGGTCATCTGTCGCTGCAAATGAACTCGCTACCCCCACCAAAAGCAAGAGGGCAAGACTTATAGCTACTATCTTTTTGCTAAACTTCATCTTTTTTTGACCCCTTTCTTAGGTTACAGAGACATCGCTGGCAAGCCAATGTGCTCTAGGTAAATTTGTTGTTAAGTTTCCATACCATTCAAACGGAAGCATCTTGTTCATAGATTTGCCTATTCTCTCAAACTTATCTCCCCATTTGCTATTTCCATCTGCAAGTACCTTGATTATCATATGCTTAGTGTTGATACCATAAACCCTAGAAGGATTAATAGTAGAGTGATCACCAAGAATATCTTCATCAAGTTCCTCAGACCCAATCAAAGTTCCTGCTGTTAACTGAAGCATATCAAAACCGATCTTTGCCATCGCATCGTCAGTTTTAAATCTACGCTGTGTTGCCAAGAATCCAGCAAGTCCAGCCCAGAGATTTTCGGCCATTACGATAAGATCAGGTTTCTGTTTCCTTATTCTTGCTCTAGCGTTAAGCTCGATCAACTTTGCTATACCAGCTTCAGAACCTATATCAGCTATTGCAGTAGAAAACAAAAGATTCTGCAAAGCTTTTGAACTTGATCTTTGAAGTCCACCAATAGTTCCTGTAGTTGGAGTTGTGCTGATTATTTGAGGTACAGAAACAGGTTCTGTATCTGCTGGTGTTTCGTTCCACCATGCACCATTGAAACTATTCTCAATAGTGTCTTGTGCTTGTTCTTTTTGTTCTTGAACAAAGTTCTTTATCGCAGCTCTGCCTTTATTCATCGCTACGTCCAAGTTATTGAGTATTACAGTATCAGTAAAAACTTGAATAGGAAATCTCAACCTATTGCTAGGATCCTGAGAATTTACACTAAATTCATCGTCTTTACCTTGCCATTTGGCATTCGTATTCTCGTTTACACGAATAGGATTCCAGAACTCTAAACCACCAGGAACAACCTTTTTAGAACCCTTTGCATTTAAAAAGGCTGTCAAAAGATTTGAGTTTATAATTCCATCACCGTTTTCACCAAAATCAGGCAAATTATGTAATAACAATGTCTCGGTAAGATTGCTTGTTGCATAACTAAAACTTGTAGCCATTCAGTCTCACCTTTCCTTAATGCGAGAAAAATGGGGATGGGCTAAATTAGAATTTCGCGCCTTGAGATTCCATATAATTCATCTGTGCATCTATGTCCTTATCTGAATTACCTGTAGGTTTTGGCATACCGCTATCGCCACCAGCACCTTCTCCACCGCTTCGTAACCCCTTTTTAGCTTCATTCCGTTTTTCTCGTCTCTTACCTGTTTTGAGTCGTTCAATGGAAAGCTTATGGTTGAGGGTCGTGAAGTATTCTTTTATATCTTCTTGTGTTGCATCGGAGTTTTCATTTAGAAACTTATGCAATGACGGCTCTATATCTGCCTTAAAGTCTAATATGCCTTCATCGGTTATAGTGTTTTTGATGCTAGCCATTAGACTTTTGCCACTTGATGAACCTTTAATTCCCGCAACATCGTCTTGTAACGGTTTTAAGACACCTGGCATAAATTCATTTAGTTTCTTTTCAATCAAAACTTCAGCTACACGAACAACATCAGCAATTTCAGTATTTACATAATTCTTGCCGTTATCGTCCAACTGATCCATTTTAACACCCAATTTATCAAGAACATAATCAAAATTACTCTTTTGTGCACCCTCATCAGGTACATCGAACCCTTTTGCCTTTAACTCTGCATTGATCTTCTCTTGTGTATATCCTTGAGCCTTCATTGACTGTTGGATATACTCAGGTGAAGAGATTGTTTTGTTAAATTTTTCCATCTCCTCTGTGGGGATGGCTGTCTCTTCTTTAGCTTTCAGCGCGTCTCTAGCTTCGTTCCGCTGTTTCATTATGCGTTGCCAGGCTGGATCGTCGCTGTATTTCTCAGGAATCTCGGCTTCTTCCTCTTCATCATCACTCTTTTTATCGAGGTCAGTCCCCTCGGATGATTCGGATTCGTCAGTTTCGGCTTCCTTGGTTTCTTCTGAGGTTGAGGATTCCTCTGGCGTTTCCTGCTCCTGCGATTCATACTCGTCTATCATATCATCCATAGACATGTTTTCATTCGCTTCTTGTTTATCCTCTTGTGTGTCATCTAGCATTGTTCCCCCTTATGTTATCCTCTTGGGTTTGGGCGAGGAAGCCCTACGTTTACTAATCATTCAATATTAACCGTTTCTTTATTGTCACCAAAATTCTTCTGTATCTTAAGTTTCTTGCCTTTTTCAAATGTCAAGTTGACTTGACGGTTTACTGTACCCACAACATTATCGCCTTCAACACTACAGATACCAGTAACCTTAACACGTACCTTATCGCCCTTCATCTGGACAAACGTACTCTTATTATATCCACAACCGCTTAGCACAAAACAGATCAAAAGTATTGTTGTGTAACGCATTATTTTCCTTTCACATTACGTTTAAAATCAGATCTACCTTCTTGCATAATAGCATTTATACGCTTCTTGCGTGACTCATGTCGCTTCTTAGTCCCTGCGGGTAACTTCCCTATACGAATTTCAATAGATTTAACCCCAGCCATTATTTATCCTCAACTAGATACATAATGTCGCCCTTATGGTCATCAACTCTTAACACATTATATTCGTTTTCAATTATGAGCTTGGCATAATCTATTGGTCTCTTCATGCCCTTAGGTAACGCTATCTTTCCCTCTCTCAAGTCAGTGTTTACTTGAACGACAACATCGGTCAGATATACCCAATATTTACTAAATTCTTTCGTCTCTTTTTTCGCATTCTTTTTCGCGTGTTCTACCATTACTTTCCTCCCATTGTTACGCTGAATCGTTTCTTGTTATCGTATTTTTTTATTTTCTCAACCTTACGCTTAATACCTTCTTTAACCTTAGCCTTTATGTTTGGTGAATTTAAAGGGTCTCGATATCCTTCCTTCTCCCAGGTCTTCCAGTTATCTACCTCAACACCTTTATCTGTCACCCAGCCTTTACCAATACCAAACCCATCACGACCACCTGTTATTCCTGGTGTATTAAATACTCTCGAGAGTTCACATCCACATACCTTACAGTATTCAGAAGTATCACTCTCTGCCATAGGTTTACACTTCTCATAGTCAAGTTTACACTTCTCGCATTTATACTCATATATCGGCATTATACTCCTAGTGGAGAACCGGGAATCTCTGAGGAGGGTGAACTTCCCAGGATTCCCGGTAATTCTCCTGGCAATGCTTCCTCTCCCCCCGGAGCAGGAAGTTGTATTGCCGTGAATACATTACTCGGATTCAAATTAAACTTCTTAACTATACTCTTGATGAACTCTATGTTTATCTGTTGGCCCTGAAGCTGCAAAATAGCCGCTACGTTTGGCCCTGTCAAGAGAGTTAATAGCTCAACTAGCCTAACCCTCTCTGCTGCTGAATTAGGTCTTAGAGCGCTTGCAATATCTATTTTGATCTCATAGTCGAGTGTTAGAATATCTGTCAACGGGTTGTTCGTATTTCCATCAGCGTCTAGCTCAGACTGATACCAAGTAGGCTCTGGGCCACCTGTGATCTTAAAATATAACTCCTGATCCCAGAACTGTGCAATGATATCTTTTACGGTATCTACCTGTTCCCCAATGAATAGTCTCACACCTTCTTGAATATCAACGATTCTATCTTGAAATCCTTGTTCTTGTATCTGTATCTCTGTAGCAAACTCTTTCTTGCTACCCTGTCCTGCTCTTGATTCAGATACAGCCCATAGCTTTGATTTCTGCTGATCGAATAAAGCTAAGAGTTCTTTGTTCTCAGGTGATACACTTGTTGATGGTATTTCCCATATAGAATCCTTGCCTCCATTTACTGGTACAACCTCATTCACCATCTTGCTGTTTAAAGCTTCTATTGTCCCTTGGACAACCTTATTATTATTGACTCCACGCTTTGGAATATTCCTTTCAGCAACTTCCATGATGTGTGATACATAGTTGTTTATATCATCCTGAACACCTTTATTGATCTTACCCATAGATTTAGGATAAAGTACACCATATTTATGTAATGTACCTATCTTTATATCGAATCCATTGGTTATATATGGTCTTATGAATCTATCGATCTCATGTCTATCAAAGCTTGGTGCAATAACTATAGTTTCATATATACCACGTCTTTTCTTTATCTGTATCTCAAAAACTTCTATTGTCTTAGAGTTCTTATCATCTTGAAACTTTGAATGTGCTAAGCTAGAAGTTGGTGAAACCTTATCTTTGAACTCAGGATATTTAGCGTTAAACTCCTCAACTGTGTATCTAATAATCTTAGGTTGGTATCTAAGGTCTTGCAATCTATTAGCTTTCCAGTCTAATGGGATATTGAATAAATCCCATCTACGGACAATAGTGCTTGTTCTAGCTTCGAGTCCTTCATCATGGTCTGGTAATTCCTTCTCAAGATTGGCTTCAGCTTCCTTCTCGTCTTTAGCCTTCTTTGTCCTACCTAGAATCTGTTTAATGAGTCCAGGCTTCTCTTTGCCGTCGTTCTCATCATCACCATCTTTAGACTCTAACCTGTGAACAACCTCAATACCTGAGTACCCACCGATAATCATATCAAATAAACCAAGCTTGTTTTCAACCTGCATACCTAGTTTATCGTAAGCATAGTCTAAAGCACCTTTCATGGTAGGTTCATTCTGTACGACATCAACTTCATTCCCATTAAGAATAGCGGAAGGTTTGCTTGCATTAACCAAGATTTCTGGATTAGAGAAAAGTATCTGTGCAATCAGATTGTTTACATTCGGGAAATACTCATTGATGATAGCCATCTTCTTTTCGTCATCATCTCCCTCTGCCTGGTTAACCTGGTCGCCTTCATAATACTTTATAAGCAATGGATAACTGTTTCGTATCATAAGTTCTTTGCGCTGTCTCTCAACACAAGAATGAATCTCATTTATCCAAAACTTGACTTCACTTGGGCTTAATAGTCCCTCTGCCATGCTTAAATTTCCTTATAGTTGATTTTCTTGTTCTTTAAGTATTTATCTACATTCTCAATACTAAGCGCACATACAAGTACAGGTATCTTTGTATAACCTAGCATTTCAGCACCCTGAGCACAGAATGATTCATCTACTGCCTTCTCTTTAAGCGTATCTAGTACAGGTACAGCCCACTTGTAGTTAGGGTCTTTGAACTTAAGCGTAATGTGATGAAAGATTCTCTTACCTTCTGCGATCTCTGGATCAAACTTCTTATATAGTTTAGAGTCTACGAAGTCTTTAACATCCATCTCAACAATCTTACCTTTAACGTTTCGTGATCCTTCGAGTACTGCGCTATAATCATTCTTTACAGTTTGTAAGTGTGGTTTGCAATTAGCTGAGATACCGCAAATTCTGGCTAAATCAATCCTGAACACTTCACGCCAATCTTTGTTTTCTTTCTTGGCTATCTTCTTTGGTGCTTGTTTCTCTTTTGTCATGCTTTTACTCCTTTTTAGTGCATTGATTCTCTGAAAAGTAATGATTTATCATATTTAGCCCTTTCTCCTGCTTTTTTCCATCGTGCTGACATTTTCTCTAAGCCTTTTTCGTTAACGGTATATATCATTGGTATTCGTATTGGTTTCTTCTTTTGTTTCATCAAGCTCATAAGCTCATTGTGTTTTCTAGGTATCTCTAAGTCTGCTTGCTCAAGTGCGTCTAGCGCTGGTTTTAATATCTTTTCAAAATCCACTTCTGTAACCTTATCATTACCAGTCCACTTAACCATATCTCCGTTTCTTATATAATTCACAGCTTTTGCATAAATATATTTAATTCCATTATTCATCAAATGCCCCCATACCCCGGTTTAGTCGTTCTCTTTATGTTCTATATTTGTTCCTTCAACGCCCTGATCTGTTCTCTTTTGTGTTCGTTTGTTTAGCCACAATAGAGCTTCCTCTAGTTTCGTCAATGCCATTGCGTTATCTTTGCATCTGAACGAGCCTTTTTGGAAACCTTGAAGCCTGTCCATTACAATAACAATCAAATCTTCGTTGTGTATTCCATTGATGCCGTTTTCTTTTACTGGGCCTTTCTGGAAGCAAACATGCCCATACTCACAACTGTCTTCGTCTGGATGCTTCTGCACCCGAATAACATAATGATGAGACGCATTTCCTTCGCCAGCCTCATCTAGCGCATATACTCCTGTATGTTTGCTTGTCCCGATGTTTATTTTTCTCGGAGCTGGTATTTGAGTTGACATAACATCGCCCTCTCTCGGTTTCATTTCTGCATTTGTTTCACTCATAACATTACCTCCGTTTTTGTCTGTGGGAGCTGGGAGCACCCGATTTAATTCTTATCTTTAATACACTCATGCTTTATAGCTTTAAATAAAGCCCAATTTATCGTTACAAGAAATATAGCGAAACTTATAGTTTTAATCCAGATCACTTTAATCCCTTCCGTACTTAAACCCATCCTTCTTGGCCTGTCTAGCTAACCGTCTTCCCCATACTGAGGTTTCTGAGTATACTTTCTCTATATTTATATCTGCATCTTTCGGTCTTGACATAACCATGTATCTTAAACAATCAACCAAGTGATCATCTTTCTTATAAGGCTGTATCTTGCCCTGACCTCTGTAGCTGTCCTTCGGTTCAACATAATGATATCTTTCAAGTTCCCATTGTAAGTTCGTGCAGCTCTTAAATATCTTAAGCTTATTCTGCTTGAAATACTCACCTACTCTGTTTATACCTGCTTCAACATCGTTCTCTGCTGGATCGGCTTGTATACCTCTATCTGCGAACTCATTATATAAACTGTAAAGCTTTCCTTCTTTCTCAATGTTCTTACTTGCTGAGGCTGGATCAATCACCCATTTAACCTTATCTTCTGCGATCTGGGGTGCAACCTCTGAAACTCTTACGTTCTTTTCATAGAACTCATTATATATATAAATAATTCCTTCTTCATCCACTGCACCCTTAAGTGCTGCCATTGTACCAGCTATAGCAGGATCAATAGCTCCAATCCTAGGGTATATCTTCTCTAAGTATCGAGGTTCAATGATATGGGCTTTTCCAAACTCAGGGTATATAAGACCAACAAAATCTTCAAAGCTGGCTTCATACTCTTGTCTGAAATATCTACCTGGCATTGTTCTTTCAGCTTCTTGTACTTCTTCAGTGTCTATATAGGGATTATCAACTGTTTTAAATCTCCAGGATTTCCAGTCATTATCGTTTCGCTGTCCTCTCATAAAGAGTTCAAAGAAACTATCCTTACCCTTAGGTGTACCAATGAATAAAGCATCGCCTTTAGTATCAGTAAGCATAGGTCTAAGTACCTCATGCCATACAGACCAGTTATCGTATATGCTTGCGAACTCATCAATAACAAGCTTATGTATTCCAACACCTCTTAGTGAATCTTCATTATCAGCACCTTTAAGTTCAAGGAAACTCCCTGTCTGCTGAAAGTATACACTTAGTTCAGATTCGTTATATTTAACTTGCACCCCTTCAGGTATGAGTTTCTTTAAGAGCCGCCATGCGATTGTCTTGGCTTGTCTATAAGATGGTGCTACATACCACAGAGTGTGCCTATTCTGAGAAAGAGCATGTACCAACAAATCAATCAGAGCAAGATAAGTCTTACCAAATCTACGTCCCGCTACTAATACTCGGAATCTGCTCTTGTCCTGAAATACGATTCCCTGATTTGTGTGTAGGTGGAAGCTTGGTGTTATCATTTATTTTCACATCAACTTTCGTATAGTGATTATGTACTGAGTTATCTATTAATGGTGTATCTCTCCATCCAGCAATATTCTTTAAAGTGAATATAACCATTGAAGGTACAAGCCCTCCTGTTGCAGCACCTTCGATAAGTATGGTGACAAATGTTTGCTTATATATTTTTAAGGCTTTGGAAAAGTATTCATTCTCAGTGAAATTCTTGTTAGCAGAAAAAACATCTACAGATAACATATGCTTAGTGGCAAACTTGTTTAAGAATGGGAATGGTTCTTCATAGAGAAACTCAAGCAACTGATCAGCTAGTTTTTCAACAACTTCTTTAGTGTACTTAATTGGTCTGCCCATTTTCTTCTTTTTTTCTACTGCCATTACTCATCCTCAAGTTTATTCTGACAATGCTCAGCCATTTCTCGATAAGCCATATCATAACCATTAAGAATATAAATCTGTCGTGCTTGTTCAACTTTTGAACGTAGTTTTTCGTGAGCCTCTTTAAATCCTGCATCTCGACCTTGTTCAAAGCCTATACTGTATCCAGCTTGATAGCCTTTTTGATACTGTTTCTTTTTCTTCTTCTTCTTGTGTTTTCTAGGTCTATCTATATAAACTTTTTCTTTGATTATTATGGGTTCGGCTTGAACCTCTTTTATGATAATAGTTTCTTTGGGGACTTCTCTTACTATAACTCGTTCAGTTGTTGTGTGTGTGGGTTGTGGGTTGTTTGATTGGGAACCATTTCCTAGTAGTGTATCGAATAAAGCGCCACCAACTATATTGACTCCGGCTCCTGCTGCTCCAGCGGCTAATGGGTTTTCTATTTGACTTCCTACAGCGCCAGCACCAAAACCAGTGATACCTTGTTTAAGTATTTCTTTAGTGCTAGAAAAAGATAGATTATGAGTGGAGAGTATGATTAGGGATGTAAAGATAACTACTTTGACTGTATTTGATCTTTTAATCATATACTACATGTTTACAGTCAATTTATGTATTTGTCAAGTAGTTATTTTAATAAAGTTTATCTTTTAAGTAAATTTAATATTATCCTCTCTCCACCTTCGAGATACCTCAATACGTCTTTTATCTATACATTTCTTCTTACCACACGTTACCTGGTCGTATCTTTTTGCTATATAGGGTTTATCACATTGTTTGCAGGTATACTTTTCACCTTTCATTTTATCCATGCTTCACCATCCCATATTTTGTTATATTTTTCTTTCATTACAAAGGCTAACCAGAGTTGTTCCATTGACCACCTAGCTCGTGTTGTTAAAATCCTACCAAAATATTTGCTTTTTTGAACGTCTCGGTTTTTTGTTTCACATTCAATGAACTTACTAAAAATTTGAGTTAAATATAAGGCAGTATATTGTTGAGTCCCCTTTGGGTTAAGCATATCCTGCAACTGGTCTTGTCTTGGTAGCCAAGTTTCAGGATAATAGACTTCTGAACAACAACCACAACCACTATCATAAAAATTATTATCAAACCCTCCCACAACACCAAACTTACTCCATTCTTTCTTTTTAGGCACAAAAAAATCTCCATCTATCCATTTTTCTCGGTGATATTGTGAAAATTCTCGTAATTTCTGTATCTCCACCGCCTTCTCACACATCTTAATATATTCTTCTGATTTATCCACTCTTACCTCCCTTTCTCCAATATTTTAATAAGTTCTTCCTTCGTTCCAAAATCTATTATGTTCTTCCTCCAGCAGCATTCAGGATGCTTAAAGAAATGAACTTTTCTATGGTTTGCTAGGTGCAGAGCAACTTCACCAGCCGGAAGCACAACGACAATATCAGCTTCAAGTCCAGGTTCTAACCCTGAATCGGGAGTTGCCATACCTTTGACTATTGTAAGCTTGCCACTTATTTGCATATGTCCCATTTTGATTAATATATCTTCTGGATAGTTTTCATATACGTTTTTCTCTTTAAGAAGGCGAAACCAGCGCCAATGCTTACCATGTTTAAGCGGTCTTTTTGCTTTGCGCCACTTGGTTTTTATTGTAAGGTGTGCATCGTTTTCATCTATCCAAGTCAAAAGCGTCCTGACGAAAGGATATATTATTTCGGGAGGGTTCTGCTTACATGTCATGTTATCGTAATATGCAACTTCAATCATTTGTCTCTATACCTCAATTCTGATTCAGCTTGTCTGAAATCTTCCATTGTATCAATATCAATGCCTTGATGTACTTCAAGTTCAAACATATCAAAACCTTTGCCGTAAAATGTTTTCTGTTTCATAAATTCATCCCTATCGGCGATCCAAATAGCTCCTGAAGGACAGTAATTAGGCTGTAAATCTTGTGATCTTTTCTTATATGCCTTTGGGTTTACTTTTATAGCCCTCCCTATTCTTGGATGAACCTTTAAGGCCCAATGAGGATTTAACCAGTTGTATTTAACTACAGATATTAAGAACTTGTTATCTCTGTGCATAAAGGCTTGATACATCCTGAATATATCAAAAGACGTTCTACAAGGACAGTTTGCACCAAGCTTAATAATGATATCGTATTTATAGTGCTTTAGGCGTTCCATGCGCTGGACTGCATTAACAACAGCTACATTAACATCGGTTTCATCATCATTGTCCTCTGTTCTATAGAAATGGTGCTCTATACCATGATCTTTTTTGACCATACGAGCAATATCAGGACTATCAGTATAAACCAAGATATCAGTATAAAGCTTGAATTTCTTCGCAGCTTCAACCGTCCAAACAATCATAGGTTTGTTATGAATCATCTTAATGTTTTTGTTTTTAATCCGCTTACTTCCAGATCGTGCTGGTATAACTATCAATGTTTTATCCATGTTCTCCTTTCGATTACCAGAGATTGTAATGTTTCCAAATAATGTTTAAGGCATATATAAACCCAGTTCCTACAATGCAGAACAATATAGCAAAACCTATAAACAGTATTAAATGCACATATTTATTACTTCGTTTTGTATCCATATGTGCTCTTGGCAACCTTCCATTAATAAACCAAAAAAGCCTATCTTCATAAATAATGCTATATTGCAACAGTTTAAGTATGAAACATATACAAATTACATAGAAACTACACTCAGATAGATTCATTCGTCATCCAATATATCATCGAGCATTTTCCTCATGTCGGACTTAAGGGAGCTTAAGGGATTAGTGAAAATCTTATACATAGCATCCCCCGAAAACGCCTTACTAATCCTATCCAGCTTATACTTAAGCGCATATTTTTCTTTGGTAACATTAATTATTGCTGTCTTGTGATCGTCAAGAGTACCTTGCAATTCTTCGGCTTGTTCTTTAAATTCCTGTTTCTTAATTAGTTCTTCTATGCGAGGTTCCATAAGCCTGCTAATAGTGTCCTCTCTCGCCTCGATAGTCTCATTCAATTCATCAATACGAGACTCTAGTTCTTCAATGTCCTCTTCAAGTGCTGCAATTTCAAACGCCTTACACATCTTCTCATCTATATTTTTATAGGCTTCTTGCTTTAGTTCTTCTATGCGAGGTTCCATAAGCCTATCAATAGTGTTCCCTCTCGCCTCAACACTCTCATTCAACTCATCAATATCTTCGAGCAGTTCAGCCACCAACTCTACTGTATCTTTAGTTCCTGGTTCGACTGAATATAACAAATTTTTCGCTTTTAAAATATAGATCGATTTCATTTTATCCTCCCTTTTTAGTTTGCTTTTCTACCTCTGACAATCTTCTACTTATCTCTCTGGTACTAACACTTTGAGCTTCTAAAACCTTTTTAGTTAATACTTGTATCTCCTGATAATAGTTTTCAACGGATTCTTTTTTATTTGTACAACTCTGAGCCTGTTCTAATATCTCCGTTCTTTCATCAAATAACCTTTTAATTACATATCCTATAAGAGCTGTCATACCAATACAAATAGTAGATATACTTGCATTCTCTATGGCTTTTTGTATTATACCGTTACTGATCATTTACTTTCTCCCTCAGTTCCTTTATAGAAAATGGTTTATGTAAACAATCATCAGCACCGATTTTTACACAATTCACATAATCTAAGTTATACGCACTTACAACTATTATCTTTAGATTCCTACTAACTGCGGACTGTTTTTCTATCTGTCTTATTTTTTGAATCAAAGTCATACCATTGTATTCATCAAGAAAATTATCCACCAATACCGTAAGGTAGGGTTTACTGTTTTCTAAATTTGACTTAATCATCGATATGGCTTTTTGAGCATTACAAACTGTATCACATTCACCCAAATCTGCCGTTTCAATAGCTTCTTTAATTAAATCACACCATGCCATCTCATCATCTACTATCAATATTTTCTGTTTCATGTTAACTCCTTAAATGTCTTGTCTGGATTCAAGTCTTTAATATCGTTTCGTGATCTATAATACCCTTGTAAGTAAGCACTAGCGTAATCATGGCTCATATCTCTCCATTCAAATGCTGTAATGTCGGTTTCCTTTTTCTTGTCTTCAGGCAAAACAACCGTCCTTTCCACCTCTATCAAACTAACTAACTTTTGAACCACAATGCCAGTATCTATGCGGTATTGATCTCCGTTTTGAGTTAAAGCGTGTACTCCTGCATAATCTTCCCAAGTAAGTGCTTCTTTGTCTACCTTCTTAATTGTACAGTTATCAAAAACCAACTTTTTAACTTCTGCCTCTAGTTTTTCTTTGTTCAGATCACACCCACAATTATCTGTGCATTGTCCATATCTTCCCTTCATTTCACATCCTCCCTCGGAGTTTTCCCTAGTTTATGCCGTAACCTTGCCACAGTTCTTACTAGCCTAAAATATGTACGTTGCCCTTCTGGCGTTAATTGCATTTGGGTAAAATCTTCTAAGGCTTTTAGTTCTGCCTCAAGTCCAGCTAACTGCCTTTCATCAAGACGTTTTAATTTATTCATAATCGAACTAATCCAGCTACCAATCATTGTTCCCCCTTTTTAGTTCCCAACCGTATAACCACATTCACAAGTATATTCTATCCAGCAGGGTTCTTTTATTAATTCTCCAACCATTTCTTCGTTGCATTTAGGACAATTCATTTATGCCTCCCTTTCGTTTTAAGCCCCCTATTACCTGTTCCTAGATACTTTCTACTCTTTACCCATAATCTCGTCACTACAGGCAGTATTTAAAGCCTCAGATGGTTTTCTGTCTGTATCGACCTTGTTTTTAAGCATGTCAGCCAACCCTTCAGCTAAACTCTTTTTGGTTGGATCGAATCTCCCACCCTTATCGTTCATTTCTTGCCGATATCCTTCAAGTAGGTCATCGCAAATTGAGTTCTTTTTAATATTTGAAAAACCTGTCCTGTCTTTATTAGTGTTTATATTGTCTTTTGTGGGTGTCAATTTAGACACTACTTTCGTACGCAATTTAGACACTACTTTGGTGTCAATTTGGACACTAGGTGTCAATTTAGACACTACCCTCCATTTGTGGTAAGCCTTTTGTATTGAAAGAGTTATGGGTCTGGTAGTGTCTTTTTTGACAACACCTTTAGCAACTAGCTTATTAACGGCTCTAATGACGGATCTCCTTTGCATACAAGACATTACAGCAATTTTGCTATAACTGATTTTATCGCTCTTTTTGTTCCATCCATAAGTTTGTCGAATGATAACCCAAAGGACTTGCCATTCTTCTCCAGACAATCGATATTTGCAAAATTGCTCGGCGAGTTCTGTGGCTATTTTTAAATATCCATCTTCCAATTGAACCAAGATATTCCCCTAACCATAAATCAACGGACGGCAATAACAGATACAAAAGACCCAACAAAAACCCTAGAAAGGGCAATGACTGGAACTGTTAAATACCGTCCGAAGAATATAATAATTGTTTTTAGATTGTTTCATATTTTGTCGAATCTTTTGTATGCACCAACTATATCACACCATTGAGCAAAAGTCAAATTACCTCATGTGTTTCTCGGCTCTACCAGCTAAATAAATCATCGCTACACCAGCCCAGATAACCAAGATGCCTAGATAGCTGATACTGAACAGTCTGTACTGTCCTAGCCCCTTAAAAATCAAATCCCATACACTTACCAAGGTAATCATAGAGAACCCTAGCCGTCTTAATATCCTTGTGTAAATTGCTGTGTGAATTAATAGATCTTCAAATAACTGTTTCATTTTTCCCCTTTCTTGTTTGTGACGCTAATCAGTACCGACTAATATCACGCTATAAATTTCCAACAAATCCAAATCCAAACCATAACCCAAAAGGCAACAAAAGAATATAGCGATTCATCTTTTATTTGAGATTCATCCTCAATGCCAAAAAGACGAAAAATAATACCCAGCAACAAAAAAAGCGAAACCCCAAAACCTCCGACATAAATTAGCCAATTCATTTTTCCCCTTTCAGTAACGTTAAACCCTCTCTCCACGGTACAAGTATATCGTGGTGATTTCTAAACTTTTTCTCTTTCAAGTCCATTCTCTTCTTACATTCTGAGCATAACCAATAAGCGTTAAATATAGGCTTATTAGGATTATCTGCATGCCTTCCTATTTGTTCCATAAAGACAATCCATTTATGCTCATTTTCACATATCATAGTTCGTCATCCATTCTCTTTTGTTGTGCCTGAATCTTACCTTGGTCGATTCCTAACTGAAAGCAAATGCCCCCCAGAATAACGTGACACAAGAAACTAAACATCCCTCCCTTGTGTTCCTTTATCCAATCAAACGCTCCATGCCAATTAAAGGATTGCATGAAGCCTATGGTGTTCCTAACAAGAAGTGATGCACCTAACCAGAAACATACCAACATTAAGATTGCCAATAACATTAACATGGCTAAAAACATATAAGCTCTGAGTTTATTCATCTTTGTTTCCTTTCGTCCTCATCAAAACACAATAAGCAGCTTCATATAAAGAATCCTTAGTTTCGATGATATCAGGATGATTCGACCCGTCTTTCCATGCGTAAAACCTATATTCCTTGGTTTCTCCATGTACAATGCTTTGAATCTCCCAGGTATACCCTAGGCGTTCCATTTCTTTTATGATACATAAGAATGGTTGGCTAGGTAATAGCCCTCTTTCTGGACTAGCAATGTTTCTAGCACAGTTATTAATCTGGTCTTCTCTATGCCACTCTGCATAGTCTTTAACATAGTCTTCTCGCTCAAGCTCTGTACTTGTTGGAAAGTAGAGATTGAGTATTGCTTTGATTTGTTCTTCTTGATCGGTCATTTTTTGCTCCCTTCGTTATATTCCAAAAATTCCTCTCATTGCCGATTCTCCTGCTTGTCCCAAGTTTCCAAATAAACCGTCACTAGCAATATGAGGATGGTTTTGTAATTGGTCTCTAAAGCCATGCATAGCTATGCGCTGAGGCCTAACGTCTTCCTTAGTCGCTCCACCTTCTAACTTCAACATGATCTTTCTGCACTCGAAATAAATATCTGCTTCGGTTTGTTCTCGGATTTTGGTTTCGAGTTTTTCTAGCTTCTCTCTTGTTTCGCTGGAGTCTTTCTTGTGTTTATCTATCAAGTATTCATGTCGTTCCTGTTCTTTTAGTTTTTCGTGTTTTAAAACATCAACATATCTTTCTAATCTGCGTACTTTCTTCTTGTTAAACATTTCCCCTCCCTTTAGTCTACTTACGAGTAGCTTGGAAATAAATTATCTCTCTCAATCCGCTCTTTAAGCTCCCGTATCTTAATCGGCAAATAAACTCCCGTTTTCTTCAAGAGATCATAGAGATCGTCAAACGTCTTATCTTTCAACATTTCCGTTTTTAATTGTTCTTGGAATTTCTTGGGAACTTCCATCCCCATATCTTCATAAAGCACACTAGCGCAATCAACGCAGTATGTATGACTAATTCCCCCAGCTTCGCCGGATACTGCTGGGGCGGTCTTCAGCACGTTCTTACAAACCGAACACATTGATACAAACAGCTTTTCTTGCAGAGCTATTTTATCGCAATAGGCTTGCCATTCAGATGGGGACATTTCCCTTTCTTTTGAAAGCTTATGTAAGGTTCTTAGAATAAACTCTTTGTCATCCATCTTGCTCCACGGATTCAGCGCATCGGCTTTGAATGACGCTAAGAGCATTAGGATTAATATTATGGTTGGTATGTGGCGCATTATTTTCATAACCACCCCAATCCTGACAATGTGTTTTCTATGTGCTTTTGCATATTGTCTGGGATATCGTATTTCTTGTAACACCTCGGCAAAGAATCCTTAAAGCTCAAATCAGGGCTTCGCCTGTTTGCTGCCTTCCAGTCTGCAAGCATTTCTAAAACATCAATAAGATTCATCTCTGCAAATCCATCTTTGTGGTATGCTGTGTGATGCCTATTGTTAGCATAATGGTGGTCAATAGCGGGTTTTATGGCATCAACACATTTCTGATATTCTGGTGTTCCGTAGTTTGCCTTCTTGAAATCTGGTCTGGTTTGAACAAAAGCATCATGTTCTTTTGGTAAGAATTTACTTTTATCGTGAACAATGCCCCTTCTGTTTAGTTCGCCTTGTATCTCGTTTAAGTTTTCCGCTACTTCTATTCTGTGCATTAATAGGTCTGTTAAAACTTCTGTGCTTGTATCCATTTTACTCCCCCTTATTCAAAGATTATCATTATAAAACTTTTCAACGTTTGTTAGAACCTTGAGATTGTATAGTTTAGGACAGCACTCTTGACAAGCAACAATCCAACCATTGATAAACTTATCCCTACGATGTGCCACAAAAGATAGTCCTTTTGTGCTATCACATAAAATACATGCCATAACGTAATCATCATATTGACCGTCTTTATTCCCTATTTTTTGTATCATTTTATTCCTCCCTAGGTTTCCATTTGATTATGCCGGCTTTGGCGATTGCTGTTACTATTTTATCTGCAAGCTCACAATCGTCTATACTATGAACAACATCACCACAAATACAATTATGAATCTTTTTAACGTCAATTTCGGCTACATCGTTTATGTCTAGTTCTGTGTTTAGGATTTCTTGCTTATATGTTATTCCTCCATGTTTAGGGCAAGGAAGAGGTTCCCCACAGACTACATTCATTCTTCCCTCTTTCCATCTTCTTTGGCATTCTTTTTCTTTCGGCAATTCCTCAGCGATCAAAGTATCAGATATTCGTTTTTTCATGGGGTTTCTCCTTGTCTTTTTTAGTTTCTTTCGGATAATGCTCACATTCAGAGATATACCCCGTTGGGCTATCCCAGATATATTTTCCGCATATTTCACATCTGAAATGACTCACTTTTTCTCCTTGTCGTAGTTTATGGGTTGCACATAACAAATATCTTGTTCTAAAATTTCACCCATTGAATGTGCCACTAAATATTCTTCTTTTATCTCAAACCGTTTTTCTGATCCTATGCCTTTGTCTACCAAAAGTGCTATCAATTTTGAACAGATTGTATATCCTGACTCACTCCCAATTCTTGCTATCTTCTCAATCTCGCTTTCTCGGCTCATCTCTCCCCCCTTATTTAGTAAATCCAAACATAAACCAACAAGGCCAATGAGGGATTTGAACCCTCATATCCATCTACTTGACTGGGTGCTGTCCCACCAACCACCACTCTCTAAACACATGGTCTCTAACCTCTGTGTTCTCGCCCATATTCATTTTGGGTTACATCAATTGGCTTTGTTGGTCTATGCTTAGATTTTTAAAGAACTACGCTTGTTTCTTTAACTTCACGGTTTTTGTTTAAAGTTTCTTTAATGCTAATTTAGTATTTCTTTTTCCAATTAGATTTTTAAAAAATATTAAGAGCCAGAGCCATAGCCATAGCCAGAGCCAGAGCCAGAGCCATAGCCAGAGCCATCGCCATAGCCAGAGCCATCGCCATAGCCAGAGCCATCGCCAGAGCCAGAGCCATAGCCATAGCCAGAGCCAGAGCCATAGCCAGAGCCATAGCCATAGCCAGAGCCATAGCCATAGCCAGAGCCAGAGCCATTATTTTTTATTTTTTCCATATAGCTACCTCCTCAAAAGATTTTTGAGCTTTAAGCGTACAGGGGATTACCTCGACGACATCCGTAAGTATTCTTTTTTCAACTTCAACCGTAAATTTGCAATTTTCTGGTTTGTTTGTACCATCAACGGCAAGCTGGCTTAACGCACAAGCTCCATCCCAATACCAAATACCTCTTGAATTTAAAATAACAGCCTCTTGTCCTTTTAGATATTCAAGATAGCCAGCAAAAACACCAGCTCTATCTGTTCTTACAATTGCATAATTTAATCCATCTGATTGTTTAGCTTTTTCATAGTCGTTTTTTTTCACATACTCGATTCCATCAATTGTGACTGTTTTCATTTTTTCTCCTTTTGTTTGTTTAAAGAACTACGCTTGTTTCTTTAACTTCACGGTTTTTGTTTAAAGTTTCTTTAATATCCCATCCAAACTTTCCCCATACTGCACCACTAAATCTATTTCATTATGCACACAATCAGAAATACTCTCTCTCTCCCCCTGAACTAACGCTTTCACTACTTCCAGTTCTTTTTTTGTAAACTTCATTTGATTCTCCCTTGTTTTTATTGCCAAATTGACAATGCTCACAAACATATCCTGTCTTTTCAAACACTTTAGCTTTTTCCTCAACTTTCTCAGGTATCATCTTTATCGCCCACAAGCTATAACAACGCTTACAAATCACTCCAATCATTCCCGTGGCAATAGAAGGAAGTACCACATGCAACTTTTCCCCGTGCTCATTTATAAACATTATATTTAACGTTTTCTTTGGCTCTCTCATAACGCACCTTTACAATCTATAATGATGCCTGCGATACTCATCGAAATGAAAACTCCAAATACTAGTATAACTATTAATATATTCATGACTACCACCCTTTCCTTAAATTAAGTCTTTATTACCTACAACTCTATATGGTATGTCTGTATATATGGCCTCAAACAGCTTTTTCCTTAGCATCCAATCTCTTGTCATTACACCCTTAAACTCATGGACGGATATTGACCCATCTGTATTATGTACCGTAAAGTCGGGTTTGTGATGTCCAATTGTTTTTCCATTCACTTCAAGAGCATATCGTTTCTCATATTCATATTCCTTTATTGCTTTCCCTTTTTTCATTAAGAGCAATTTATTGCAATATGCAGCCTCACCCATAGATGGATGATAATGGTCACTTTCACATCTGGTAGATTTCGCCCCGTACTTATTGTTTGTTTTTCCCCAAGTTCTTTTAGTGAAACGCTTCATTCGTGCTCCCTTAGTTATTAATATCTGATTCAACATCTATCATCTCTTCCGTATCTCCCCAATCCCTTACATACTGTTCTTTTACCTTCTGAAAAGTGACGTTTAATCTCTTCCCTTTTAGCTTATGTACACTATCAACACCAGGAACCATATTGCCGTCCCTACCCTTAAACTCGGTGAACTGCACTAGCGTTTTCTTTGCGGTGTCCTGATCCTCGTTAGCTATCTTGAGTATCATCTCTCTTAGCTTAGTTCTTCTCTTAGCCTCATCTTCTCCTATAGGATCAGATGCTTGTGTGAACTGGTCTGATACTTGTGCTGTTTTGGTCACTCTTGGTGCCTGTGAGGCGTTATCTCTCGTATCGGCATCCTTTGTATCATCTATTAAGAAAAGCCCGTTAAGAGCGTATTTACGAGCGTATGTTGAACTCGATCCAGAACATTGAGCATCATCCATGCCCGTCTTAGTTAAAGCTTCCCTTGCGTAAGCACTTACTTTGACAAACTTATCTCCTTCCGTTAATAAAGCAGTTGCCTTAATATAGACTCTGCCCCCAACCTCCACCACTTCATCACTTAATGTCAACAATAACCCCGCGGCAACACATAAAGGTTTAACCGCTTCAAGAATATCCTCACACGATCTGTAGTGAAATTTCCCATAGTTGTTATACTGTCCTTTTGGCGCTTTTAGTGTTGCTTGAATCTCCATTAGTTTCTTTTGCATTTCTTACCTCCCTGCTGGTCTTAAAATTGTTTTACAAAGAAAATACTCTTTTCCATATTTCTGTCTAGCTTCAATATCACAATCTGGGATCTGTTCTAAATCTTCATTTTCCAGACTACAAAAGTCATTCAAACACATCTTTTCCACAAAGAACAAATTGCTGTCCACCATCTCATCCCCACACTCTGGACAATACTCTAGCTCACCCTCACAATACAATTCTCCCTGATAAAACCATCCCATGACTCACCTCCCGTTAATCCATAAATCTATCTACTATAATATCTATGGTATCCTTTAATGTCCGTTTATTTGTTTTTGAAATACGCTTTATCTTCTTGTAGGCTTCTTGAGATATTCTAATTGGTTGGGTTTCTTTCTTTTTCCTCTTCATGGTATCCTCCTTTCATTCTACTTTGTTCTACTAGTAGAGAGTATACCACAAAGCGCTACTTTGTCAAGTATTATTTATCATTATTTTAAGATTTTTTAAGTCATTTAAAATGAAGGGCTTATGAACACAAGGAAGCCGAACCTAGAAACAGGAGAATCAACAACTAGGATTTATCGGCTTCCTTATTTTTCTTAATCTTTTGGTATAGCAATTCTATTGCAAAGTTTAAGATACTACTTGATATGTGTTTAGCGTTGAATCGTTTCTTGAAAGATTTGGTTACAGATTTTAGCTTGTCGATGCCGGAGGTGTTTTGTCCCCATTGTCCAAGTATTAAGCTTTCTATGTATTCTATTTCATGTTGAGTGAATTGTTTAAGCGCTGGTTCTATTACATCTTTTAGAAGCATTTCTAATATGGTATTTAACCACTCACATTTCCAACCCTTAAACCAGTAATATAGTTTTGTTACCCATGTTTTTTTCATTTTTCCCCCTTACTTTGATCTGCTAATAACCTTTCACAATAAGCATCACTAAACGCTTTAATGAAAGGTACCAGCTCTTTTTGGATTATCTCTGATCTGTTCTGTCTAAATTCTGCGTCTAGCGCTTCATCAGTAATATCAGCAAAATGATAACCCAATCGTTTTGGATTATGTTTCTTAAGTCGTCCAATGATTATTCCTGGTACAAAAATTGTGGTTAAAAGATCTGTTATACTCATTTTGTTCCATTGGTTAGTTTTTTATGATCCGTTATACTTTGTGCTCCTAGAAATCCTATTACAACAGCCCCTACGGTAAGCTGGTAGGTTTTAGCATCATATTTCAACATAATTGATGTTATGCTAATACAGAAAACCGCCCAGCAAGCAAATACGCATCTTTTATTTTTCATGTATGGTAGCCTTAAATTTATCAATCGTGTACCTTATTTTATCTTTCCTTGAAGGTTTCTCTATAGATTTACCCTTCCTCAGTATCCCCAGAACCTTATCAAGTTCAGCAAGAACGCTTTGCTTTAGCTTCTCATTCATTTTAAGGGTGCTGATAACCTTACGATTAACAAACAGTTTGATTTTCATTTCTTTAACGTCTTTTATCCAATATTCGACTTTGGCTTTTCCCATTAAGTACCCCTGTTATATATCTTTTGCATTAGTTGAAACATTTCTTTAGAGCCTTGTTTCTGCTCTTTCATTGAGTCTTGAACATAGTTTAGTTTTATGTCAATACCCGTTATATATTTCTCAACATTCACAATACGTTGTTCTTGAGAGTCTAGTTTTACCTCGTTCTTATCAACTCGACAAGTCTGCAACTTTATATCCTCTCGGCTTTTACCTATATTAGCAAACGCATTAAACATAAACGTCAATATGGTAATGGCTCCCACTGCTATATATATCCAATTCCTGAGTGTATTACTCTGATCTGTTTTTTCTTTTACCATGACTACCTCTCATTGATTATCTTTATGCACTTTAGGATTGCAAAAACCAATATTCCTGCAAATATTATTTTTAAAATAGTATGTGTCATTTGTTTCTGAGAAGGTTTAAACTTACGATTTCTTTCAATAAGTCAAATTTGGTATTACCTTCAAAGCTGAAATCTCCCTCTTTAATTTTTACTTCTTGTTGTCCTCTCATCTTAACGTGATAAATCTCTTCGTTGTTCTTATATACCCATGTGTGGGTTGAACAGCCTTGTAAGAGAAGGCAACTACTGATTATCAGAACCGCCCTTCTCAAAGCCTCCCCCTTCTTCTCCTCCACCTGGCAAAAGCCTATTAGCTACACCTAACCCTGCGCCAATAGTAGCACCACTAATGATTCTTTTGAAAAGCTGGGCTACATCTTGCGCTCTGTTAAACTTATTCAAAGCATCAATGGCTTTATTCATAGTTTTGTTGGCATCTCCTCCGGCTTTTTTAATAATGTTTATCGCTGTCCTAGATGTTAAATCGCCTTCTTTGGATATTTTCCTGGCTAAAGCTCCTCCCTTAGTCGGTACTTGTAAGGTCGAATCCACTACGGTTTTCCTTAAAAACTGCGTAGCTCTCTTTAGTTCTGTAAAACGTTCCTCGGCATCTAAGACTAATTTACTTGCCTTTTTGCCAGCAGGTCCACCTATTGATGTTTCAATGGTTTCTCCTATTAGTTTTTTAATGCCTGAAAATGCCTGATTAATATTTATATCGTCTATTCTTTCAACCGCCCCTTTTGCTTCTTTCCCGAATGCAGCAGGTTTTAGTTGTCCAAGCCATCTTTTAAATTCTCGTAATTTACCCACATTCAAAGAACCTGCGAAATCATCTATATCACCAAACACTTCGGATGCTTTCTTTTTAATTACTTTAGGTAAGACACTAAACGACTTAGTAAAAGTATCTCTATTTGCCACCATATTTTTAACAGGTTCAAATGCAGCGTCAACTTTTGGACCTATGATATTTGCAGCTTCATCTGTAGACCTTATGACAGCTTGACTTGCTTTTGCTATTCCTTTATCTGAAGCTTTTGACAGTGTGCCAAATGCTCTTTTTGCTTTATTGGCGATGCCAATAGGTACAGCTAAACTTGTTGCAATCCCAGCTAATTTAGCTGGTGTTTCGGGCAATCCTGCACCTCTAAAAACGTCTTCAAATCTACCTCTCTTTTGAAGTGTCACGCCTTTTAGACCTTCAGTTGCAAGTTCACCAAGACTTGGTTTATCTTCTTTTTGAAGTCCTAAAGCAATATTAGAAATCCCAGATTCTATAGCTTGTGTGGGAACACTAGCTGCTGAAAGTCCAGCTAATGCAATGTCCCCAGCTTGACGTAAAAAGCCTGGCTTTCCTTGTCCTGGCAATGTAGGCTTGAATCGTTCACCCAGTTCTTGCTGTATTGTCCCACGTTCAGCTATCCTACCAGGAGTTTCCTGCTGTGCTTGTGTTATTCTTTCTGATAAATTAGGTGCTGAAGCTACTTGTTGCCCAGGAAGAGAAGTTACCCCTGGTGTGGTTTCGGCAAACTGTTCAAAATCTTGTAAATTGTTAGGTTTTGTCCTTTTGGTACTACCGTCAGGACTCTCTAAGAATTGTGAAAACTTTCTAAAATCTCCCAATTGTCCTCCCTTAATCTAACGCTAAAACTGTATCATCTTCATCAATTGTATTTATAAACTCGGCTACCTTATCAATCGGTATATTAAAAACCCTACCATTAACACTAAACCTCTTAGATGTTGGAGCAAACTTATCAAGTGCTATCTTCCTCTCTTCTGCCCCTTCAGGAAGCGTAAATTCAGGAACCGCTAAAATAGCTTTAGTTCTTTCCTGTAAATCTGCCCTCTCTTCTTCTGTCAGTTCCCTCCCTATAGCTCTTGATGCTGAATTTGCTAAAGATTGTGCAACTAAGAACTCCATATCCTCAAATATTCCTGTATCTTCCGGCAATGTCTTTAATAGTTTATTAACAACTGATTTTATTATTCGTGAACTTCCTGTAATAATTTTAGAAAGTGCCATTGCTGTCTCTATCCTTTGGCCTTCAAAAGCTTTCGTTGCTGAGAACCCAGTAATATCTAAAGCATCCGCAACTGAGCCTATTGTAGATTTTAACAATGCACTTTCTCTACCGCCTGGAAGTGGAATGTTTGGAATACCACTTTTTTCTCTAGTTGCTGCTTTCCATACAGAAACGGTATTTTGCAAAAGAGCTGCTACAGCATCTAGGCTTCTTGTGTTTTTTGATATTTCAGCCCTACCCTCATTTAATATCTTCTGTTCAGCATCCTCTAGTTTGCCCTGTCTCGCAAGTTTGCTTTCCAAGAACTTAAGCACTAATGGATTTGCTTTTGTTGTTGTGGTCCTTTTTAATTTACCTGTTGAATCTATACTTTCGCTTTGACCTGACAAAAACAATGGAATCCCTTGAGTCTCACGTATAAGTTGTTGTATCGTAAAATCATCACTTGTAGCACCGGGTTGAGTAAGTTTTTGTTTTTGTTCTTCACTCAAAGAAGGCGTTTCTATTTCGGTTTGTACTACCGTTGGTTCTTGTAGATCTTGAGGTGCTATTGGTTGCCTTTGAATGCCTTGAAGACCTTCTTCCTTATCAGCAAGTTGACTTAATGATGATCGCTGAAAAGAAGCTGGAGTTTGCGTAGAAGATATTATTTCTTCATCAGCTAAAGAAGGCTGTAAGCTATCTGGTTGAACTTGACCAGAAACTTGATCCTGTAATCGTGGTTGACTCAATAGCTTATTGGCTCTCTCTTGTGCATCTGCATCAATTCCTTGTTGAGTTCTGAATTTCTCTAGTGCTATCAATTCACTTACTGTATTGGGTTTAGTTCCCCCACCACTAAAAGGTTTTCCAGCCAGTCCTTGAGAAAGTCCAGCTAAAGCACCTCTAAGATTAAACCCACCACCACCGCCCCTAGGTCGGCTTAAATTGTCAAACTCCGACTGAGTTGATGACTGTAATTTCTGAAGTTCAGCTACATTGCCTGAACGAACAAGTTCTTCTACCTTAGCTCTGTCTAAAGCCATTCATTCCTCCTATTTATTAACCACGGATGCACGACGTTGTGCATCTCTTAGAAAATCTAAATCACGTTGAGCTTGCTGAGCTTGATCATTGCCTCTACTATCCAAAGCATTCGATCCACCACCCCGACTCAACGCACCTTGGATAAGTCCAAGTCCCGATTGTAATGTTTGGTTTTGTGCTTGCCCTTCTGCCTGATTTAGTTGTAAGCCCAATGATCTGTCTCCTGTAAACTCTCCAAAATCAAATCCAGCGGCTTGTGCTCTTGTTGCTGCTTCTGCTTGTGCAAATTGTCCCAATAACTGGTTAGCTTGATTTATTTCGTTTCTGCGCTGTACTTCATTCTGCACGGCTAATTGGGCCACCCTCTCTTCAATGTCTCTCTCAGCGGCCTGTGAGGCTAGTGCAC